TCGTGTACAAAGTCTGTGTCCATGGCCCCGTTGTTCAGCGGCCAGCGTGCTTTAAGCTCTGGCGCAAGGATACGGGCCTTTGCATCGAGCATGTCATCATGGCCGACAACGGGGAAATCAACGAACTCTTCGTCGATAAATGTCTTAATCAAGTCTATTACCTTCCCATCGCTGGTGGCCTTGAGCAGTTTCTTGGGGTAATACCACCTGTGCTCTTCAAAACTGGGGACAAGGCCGAGGATACGGTCTGTCTTGCCTGTAGAGCCACCTACCGGGACGATGCTAAAATGGTAGTTCTTTTGATCTTGGACGTACTCAATGTGTTGTATATCGCTCTGCAGTCCGTATTTTTCATAACCTACATTGAGCGGAAAGTATTGCGATACGAGGTCAAACAGAGCTTCTGTGCGCTCTGTGAGGTTCAGCCGATCTCTTAATCCATCCAAGACATAGTAATTTTTATCAGGGCCCAGCCCTATTACCCACATACAGGTATAGTCACTGGTCTTTTTCTTCTCGTTCGCTGGATCAACTACAATGTAGATATTAATTTCAGCGAGTTGCGGTTTCTTATCGTAGTAGCGGATGTCGTCTTTCCGGAACTGCGCAACACCATCAGCCTTGGGGTCTTGCAGCATTTGACAACCGAAGATATAACCGCCCATGTGTCTGCGTTTCTCTGCCAGCTCTTCCCTGAAAAAAAATACAGGTTCGCCGATAGCGGTTCCGTCTACAGTGGCCTTGTGGATACGAGGCTTTAATATTCCATCCTCTATGATTGTTCGGTATGTGTCGTTATAGTGGTACCTGGTGCCTATTCCCCGCAGTTCGTAATCATCCTTGGACACAAGGTTAAGCGATAGTTTAAAGGCGTTTGTGGTTTTTTTGATCATCTCAGGCGTAGAAACAGAGGCCGGGACAACAACGTCGTCATAGATAAGCCTGTTAAAGTGCATACCGATTGCCTGACCGTCAACCAAACCGGACGTGGATATGGTGGGCTCCTTAGGGTTACCTTTACGTTTGAGAACAAGGCCACCGTCTAAAGACCATGAATCAGCCTCTTTCTGCGGGTTCTGATAGAGAATATCGTCAAACAGATACTTGACCCGCTCGTTCTGCTCAAATTCTGTTTTGATCTGAGAAAGGAAATCTTTAGCGGCTGGGCTTTTATGGGAGAAGATGCAGAAGGTAAGCTCTGGGTCGCTCAGTAACTCAAAGATGGTAAGCCCAAAAGTAATCAGAGTTGACTTATAATGGCCCCTCGCCCATAAATCAAGATACCCGTTCGGGCGGGATTGCACCTCATTGCACCTATCGTACAGCCAGTCGTTGTTAACGTCCGGCCTGCGCAGCACATGGGTGAGTAAAAAGAAAAGGTCAGTAGTCGCAAAACGCCGGAATGTCCGTTTGACGACATCCTCGCCATACGGAACAGCCGCTTCTATTGCAGAGCGGTATATCTCATTCCTTGCTTGCCGACTCTGTATTGACACTGTCAACTACCTCTTGGAGAGCTGGGGGCAAAGCACCCTCTACTTTTATGATCTTTGTTTCGTCAGGCTTTTTCTCTACTATCCCAACCCTGGACAGCATGATACCGCATACACGGGGCTGCAGCTGGTTTCCAAGACCTAAATGCACAAGGTAAAACTTCTTCAAAGCCCGTATTTTCTTGACAATTACGGAAAACTTGCCATGCAACTCTGACTTGTCAGCATTCTTATCCCAGTCTTCTACGGTACTTATGTGTATATCCAGATACAACGCAAGGCCCATTAATCCGGGGTAGGTAGCAATACCGTCTAGGTCACTTTTCCACCCTCCTGAAAGGAACTCTTGCGCCTTGGCAAGCATTTCATTGTTTAATTTACTCGGTCTACCACCAGCCATACACACCACCTTACATTTTTGTATTGCCTAATAATACATTTTTGTAAGATTTATTTCAAGCACAAAAAAAGGCTGCGCCCAAATACTCAGGCACAGCCCTTAGTTTTCCACTTTTACCGCTTTAATACTAAAATACCTGGACGTTTTCCATGATATCAAGATTTCCTAACGTTAAGGTGGAAAATAGTTTCCATGTATTAATACTGTTATGCTCACAATAATTACCCTTTTATCATTCCATGCAATTCAACTTGTTCCTTGGCTTTAGCATATAATATATCAAAATAATGCAATTTATCTGGCGACCATCCGCTTTTCTTTGCATGCCATACCAGTATCTCAAAGATACCTTGGATGTCGTTATCATTAGCAGGTATTCCGCACCAATCCGGGAAATCCTCATCTTGTTCATATCCTTTTTCAAAGGCAGATATTACTTCCTGCAAAACTCCTGGTAAAATAGTGTAGCCTGTATTTCTTGCCATCACTTGAGCTTTAATCAGGTGCCTAATTATTTGGTTTTCTGGAGTGAAGATTGCTTTGATTGCTTTGATAAATGTCATAATGTATGTCCTAATAATTCAAAAAAAAAAAAAGATAACAAAACAATTAAGAGGGAAAACAAGCAGCGCGGTTTTCAGGCCACCAACTCAGTATTGTCAAATTTGACTCTGCGCTCCACACTGGCCGGTAGGCTTGCTTGTTTCCCCTTATTTATAGCGTTCTGTCTCAAAACTAAAAAGGAGAATGAAAAATGAAAGTATTGTCTATAAACAAAGAACACTCTTTCAGTGATGAAAAAATTGCATTCAACATTAAAGACCCATTAGGAAAAGAAGTTATCGAAAAGGTAAAAAATGCCAAACCGGGGTTATTCTCTTTCGAGAAAAATGAAAATAAAATACTAATCATAAATATGCCTGAAGATTGGAGAAAAAAAGAATTGTATTGCATAGATTCCTTTCAAATTATTAAGGAAGCAGAAAAAGCTATTACAATACAAAGGAAACAAGAAAACGAAAAAAGAGACAAATTGATTAACTTTGTATCAGATACCTGTGGTTACGAAATATCATGATGATCAACATCTTTTTTCAGGCGGCTCATCGCTATAATCTTTAGAATCAAGCAATAATCTTACATGCTCCCTGAGTTTTAATGGCTTTATATCGTCAAGAGTTGATAACACATAATGAGCAAGTTGCTTAAAACTGCTTTTTACAATTTCACCGTTAGACAAATGAATGTCGCATGTTAGATAATGATCCCAAAAATCAATATAACTCCAACCACTTTCTTCACGGGTATCAACAATTTTTTTTATGTACAAATGTTTTTTTTCCATAACATCTCCATCAATGAATATACGACAGAACAAAGCAATCAACCTGACCACAAAGAGCCTGCGGTTTTGCTTTTGCCCTGCTTCTATTGATTTTTTTATTAAATGTAATCACTTTGCTATAAACCTTTGTGGCAGGTTATCGCAGACGTTAACTGGCCTTACGTGTCCGGAAACATCTCCACAAGTATCTTGCTGTATTGCTCTTTACGTCGTTCGGCCAGGGCCAAGCTATCTTGCATGTCGATAATCTCTCCGAAATCAACATCTTCACTGCAGCACAGTTCATGTATCTTGGCCTCTTTTGTGGCAATGCGTTCATCGAGCTTGCACATTTCAAGCTCTGCCTGCTTCTTGGCTCTTGCAGCTTTAACCGGAGCTAGGGCCAACTTTACAGCCTCTTCGCCCATCTTCAAAACGTCTTTGTATACAGGTAATTTCATAGTACATCTCCTAATAATAAAAGTTTTTTGTTTTCTACTTCCAATTCGCCTGCACGGGCAGTCAAGCCCTTGTCAAACACGAACGCCTGGGCGGGGTCTAAGAGCGTATGCGTTACCCCCCCCCCCAAAACTGTTGCCTATTTGCCAACCTATGCCGTTCTGCCAAAATCCGCGCGCTTTGCATTGACCTTGGGTATACACCGTCACACGATGACCTAACGCCCCAATCATCTCTATTGTATTCAAGCACGTCCCCCCTCCCTCTGTAAAATAGTTAACAAAACTTTCCAGCGGATTGCTTGCGCCGCCGGTTCTTCACGTCCTCAATTTTAACTTAATTTCTGTTCACTCTGTGCCTCCGTTGCTTAAAAGCAACCCCTGATATTAGCGTTCTGTGATTAATATGAAAATATTTTTTATTGCTATCCTCGTACTTTTTGTCCCATCGTTTTTTGCCTACTCTGAAATAAATCTACAATCTCAACACCTCGTAAACAAATATCAAAATGAGCCAAATAAAAACTCCTGTGAATGCAAAAAAACCAGAGAGTTGAATGGGAAGAAAACTGTCAACAACATCAATAAAGATGGTAGATATAATAATTCCAAAACAGCCAATAAGAACAAGGACGAAAGAACAAATGATTATCCACTTTGGTGGGGAATCGTAAAAGACCTCTCTAATATTATTGTTGCTTTGGGAACCATAGCTCTTTGTATTGTCACTCACTTGATGGTGAAGAGGAACCAATACTTTTCCAAAGTTGAACTTAGGGCATATATGGGGGCCACTACAGATGGCCTTCATCTTAATAAAGACCGTCTTTATTATACCACCATCAAAGTCACAAATCACGGGAAAACACCCGCCAAAAACGTTGATGTTTCTCATAATTTCGCTGCTATAAGCATAAACCGCATTTCCGTTAAAAACATTCAAATGGAAGAGCCAAAAGCTAAGCACTCTTCTCCTATAATCTCTTCTGGCCAGCCGACGTTGTCCACTATAACTGACAAACACGGTTTGCTCACCAGAGATATTGCGGAACAAATAATCGCTGAGAAAATGGCTGTTATCGTATATGGAAAAGTTTGGTACAGTGATGTTTTTAACGAAAGACATACACTGGAATACAGGTTTTTTGCCACAGGTGAGGACTTTATTGAGAGGAGGCTCGCCCATTGCAACATAAATGAAGAATGACGCTAACAAAAACAGAACAATGCAATTAACACAGAAAAAATAGGTAGGGGATGCTTGGATGTTCTTCTTACGATTCAGTTTTTTCATAATCCCAAGCTCTCAATACGCATATTTTTCTGGTTATTGCGGGCGTTAACTGCATCAATATTTTAATTTTTCAACTGCAGCCATTACCAAACTAAACACTGCCAGCCCAATGCAAAAAACCATACTTATCAAATTAACCATGCTTCCACCTTCGGCCAAAACAAAAGGTAGGTTTACCAAAGCCATCACCAAGCAAATAATAAAACTAACTGACCAGCTCATGCTCTCTCCTTTATAATTGTTTAAAAATCAGTTAACCAGTTAATCAATCTGAAAACTTGCCCTACGTTTTTGTAAAGCCTCTCACAAATACCACATTTGCGCGGGCCCACTAGCAACCACTGCAGGCCCGTTTCAGCTTATCAAAACGTTAGCCTTTAACAACAATCACTTGCGATTTTAAAAGCTCAACAGTGTTGTTAAAAGCATCCATTAAAACCTCTGGCTTTATCTCCAGAGGATAAACGCTACCTGAACGCCCCATGCCAGCCATTACACAATCAACGATCATGTCAAGCACATCTATCAGATTGACATCATCCGGGACGCCATCGGATGCAAGCAGGTGATGGCGGTTGACTTTGCGATGGTTATCCCACCACTCTGTCTGCTTAAATCCGGTCTTGAAATCAGCATGAAATTGGTCAATGCCTGAAAATTTGTCGTGGTCGTGACGATTAGCAGCCTCTAACAGCATGGAAGCGAAAAACTGCATTCCTTTTGCTACGTCCATGGACATGCTGGTGGCTACTCAACAATAATTGCTCTTTGGATACCCTTGAAACATCACATGTTCTTGTATCGGCTGTTTTGCTTTGTTGTATCGTTATCATTGAAATATCCTCATAAAAATGAATTATTGGCTAACAAGGCGCTTGAGGGGACGCGAATCACAGCGCAGGTCCTATCTACTGCCTTGCTCGCGCCCCTCAGCTTGAACGTTAACTGGATATAATCTGTGCTAGTTCCGCGTGTATTCTGCCAAGTTCTTTTTCTATCAATCCTCTGGCGATTTCCTTCAGTTCTTTTTCTATCTTTGGAAAGCACAAGTGAAGCCAGGTGGCATCATCGTTTTTAGATGTCTCGTGCTTGGAAGCAGAATTGACATCCACAAGCCCCACTGTGGTTTCAACGTGGGGAGAGTCAAACCCTCTCAAGATATGCTTCAGATGATCTCTTCTTGAATAGAGGTTGTCTGCTTCTTCAAATTCTTTTCTGGTAATCATATTAAAACCTCAATAAAATCAGTTAACAAAATAATTAATCTGAAAACTTGCCTTACGTTTCCAGAAGTTTCCCTGCTTTACCATCCCTTCACGGCTCCACGTCTTTACGGCTGGCCCGTTTCAGTTTATCAAAACGTTATGTGTAAACAATATGCCCTCTTTCTGCATCCCGGCAGAAATCAATAGCTGCATTGATTGGCATGGTATTTGTTAATACCCATTTCCCCGACTCCACTGTTTCTTGTTGCCAATATTTTACCCTTGCTTCTGTTACAGGGTTCCCGTTTTCTTTGTACCCTTCCCCAAAATTGAACTTAGGGCATTGGCATTTCATCCACTCAGGTACTCCAACAAGTTCAGGTTCTATCCCTGTTATTTTTATCAACCAAACGGCTTCATGCCCGTTCTGGCAAACAACCGGAACTCCCACATAACAAGGCAATTCACTCTGACCAGCGGGCACGGCGGTTTTTTGAGGTTTGTCGGTTTTAATATTGATCATTTATTATTCTCCTTCCCTGCCACTTATCCGCTGGCAGGTGATTTTAGTCGTTCTGTGTTTTAATTAACACCGTCCTCTTTATCCATTTCATCAGAGGTAACAATAACTCGCTTTTCCGTTCCTTTGACAAGTATTGATAACCTCCCTTTATTTTTTCCATTTAACGCTTTCCTAAAATTGGCGCCGATTACCTCCATTGCCTTTCGTTCTCCATGCAACCACTTGACAGCGTACAGCCTGAAGTTTTCATCAACTGGCCCAATCTTTCGCAAAGCTATCTTCCCATAGACTGTTTTTGCAAAAACATCGAATGTCATATCTGCGCCCATATTCCCTCCTTATAACAATGGGTTGAAATTAACCATCGGAGACTGCTCAATATATCGTTGCATTACCCATGCAAGACGATCTTTGTTTCTTCCGTCACGGAACGCTCCTGTTTGCCAAAACGTACGATGTGATTCATCAGCCAAACGACTTGACACAGAACAAGGCGCTAAACCTGACTTGCTGCCCTGGCCGGTTTTGGTTGCCTTGTCTTTTCTATTGTCTTTGTCCATGTATCAACCTTTGGTTTTTTTAATTCCGCAAGCAGGTTAGCTAAACAGTTGGGTTGCTGATCAACCTATCTTGCTTATCAAAAGCCCGTAACAGATTTTGATTATCCTGGCATCCCACAGGGCATTATGTTTTTGTGCGCCACCAACACAACCTGCGAACTCTTCCCTGTTAATATCAGGGTCAATCCCCGCAATATTAAAGAGTGTGCAAATGTCAAAAGGGATATAATTAACATTTTTAGGGATATTAAAAGCATGCCCCCATAGCTCATTAAACAACACCCAATCATACGCAAGGCAATCTGACCATACTTCCACTTTGTCAAACTGTTCAAGCCACTCTTTTAAGCATTCTGCCACCAACTCCCTGTTGCCATATACTTCGGTCACAGCGTTTTTTGTCCCGGCATTTAAGGTGCTGCTGTTACACCAACCTTTACCCTTGATTTTCCCATGAAATTCGAGATTTGAAATCACGTTATCATTTATCCAATCATCAACTTGTAAATGGTCATAGTCTCCACATTCTGCATAAAATGTTGCTCCATTTTCAGCAATAAATCCAATGCTTATGAGGGTGGTTTTTTGATGTAATCCTGTGAATTCTGTATCGGAAAATACCTTCACTTAATTCTCCTTAAATTTTAAGTCATTGCTACGCAACCCAACAAGTCACTGCAGCGGAACGGAAACAGCTCCGTCCGCTGAGCTCAAACGTTATCTTAGTCAACCGGCCCCATCATTATTTGCAGCTGGTACAAGTCTGGATGTCGGTATTCCAAAAGCCACTTAGGCGTCTTAACCAAGCTCCCATTATCGGTTATCTGAACTCGTGTGCCCAGGTCAGGCTGATCTGGAAACA